GTACCAGTGCTGCATTGCCTGTCTTGGGTAGCAGTGCCCGTCAAACATGTATCCATAGCAATCAACAATTTTTAACTCATACGTTGACCCTGAATCAGACCTGCCGTTTGAAATAGTTATTAATTCTTTTTTATAATCAACATTAGAAACATTTGCTGTTTTCCATGTATCGTCAACATAAATATATGCGTTACCGTAATCGCTCATCCCGTCCGGCATTCGGAATACTGCGGCTACACTCGAATTGTCAGGATCATAATTTTTATTAATGCATGTTAATTCGATTGCAGCAACTTTACCGTATAGTACAGGTACATATTTATCTATGTCGCTGTCGTCGAGATATGGATATGATGCTTTATTAAACTGATTAAAATCCAAATTCATGCAAACCTCTTGTCCTGCAGGTTTAGCGTTTTTTCTGATTCACTGATATCAAAATCTTCAATATAAAAAACTGCAATAGGAATCAAAACGCTATCCTCATAATTATATATAAAAACATCATTGTGGTAAAGGTTTTCAGAGAAAATAAAATCAAAAATGCCTTCCATCTTTTTTGTTAATTCGTTATATCTGGATGTATTATTAATACTGATGGACGATGAACTTCCTTTTGGCTGAGATACGCCGGATGAATCAGCAGACATAGAAATGTCTACGTCATCTTTTATAACTCCCTCGTAAAAATAATTTCCGATGTAAATATTTCCTGCTTTTTCGTCACAGATGCCAAACGCGTATCCGTAATCAATATGAGCTGTAAGCATTGACCATTCATGTTCTACATGTATATATATAAGCTGATTGGCTTCATCGAAATAAAAACTTCCTTCCTGTGCAAGACATTCGGCAAGGGTATATTCATGTAAATATTTATTAAGATAATCACGAGTTACCTGTTTTACTTTTATGCGCTGTCCAATATCAAACAAATCGTCAACGGATGTTCCCCACTCGTCCTTAAATTTTCTATATTTAGTTGATCCGACATAAACAAACGGCGCGTAATTTGTGAGGTAAACATAATTTAGATTACGGGTTACTTCGGCTACTATCATATTATAAATCCACAGCTTAAATAATTAATAATTCCATGTGCATAATATGAGGTATTTGTAGACCCAGTATATATTGAAATTCTATCACCTGCAGATATGGTATAATCTTCTACATATGTATTAGAACTTGCTAGTCCCATAGAATGGTAATCACTTACAGGAGAGCCGTTTATATACAACTTCCCGTAAGCAGTACCAGTGAGATCGTTAGGAGCAGTACCTTTTATTGTATAATTTACTCTTATTTTCCCACTTCTTAATATATAATAATGACATACTTCTGCATAAGAATTGTTATAATTATTACCAGATACTTCGCTATCTGTAATCCTGTTATCACCTAACGTAAAATGATTTGGTTCCCCTGTAGGAGTCGGTACATAGTATCTTGTTGTTATTAATCCATCATTAATAGCGTCTGATTCGTCAAATAAATACAATACTTCAGCTGCATCATAATAATTATGATAACTACCATTCCAAGCAGCGGAATTAATATTTGCAGTGTAAGCCGCCGTAGCGGTATCTCCGCTTGCAGTTATTGCAACGTATGCACTTGCGGTTCCGCTGATTGCTGTGTCGCTGTTTGCAATATACATTGATCCGCCAATACAAAACAGGCTTCCTTTTAATACATACCCATCTTTAATTATGGCAGATTTATTATACGAGTTAAGCAATGATGCAATCTGATTTAATACGGGCTGTGCAAAAAGGGAAGGGCTAGTTGCTAACCCTGCATCTATTTTAACTATTGCCATTATTTAGCCTCCGTAAAAGTAAATTTTGCGCTGTCCCTCTTCCATTCATGAGAGGGAGATGTATCCATAGTCATAACTCCGAAAGCAGGATTCATTTCACCTGTTGACCCGTCGTATACATCACTCCACACAGGATGATATATACTTGCAGACCACAAATTAAATAATTCGTTATACTGAGCTCTTGTTAATTTTGGAAACGTAATATCATAACTCTGCCTAACGGGTATAGGGTTAATATAAAAATTCCCATAATCATTTGAGTTTCTGACACTATTATCTATTGGTTTAGGTATTACATCGTTTTGTACAAGCGGAGTGGTATAGGCATATCCGAATCCGACACATCCTAAATAAATAATATCGCTACCAGCTAATGTTAATATTATTTTTTTTATACTTCCTGTACTTGGGAATGATTGTCCGTTTCTATCCAAGTCAAGAGTAACTGTTTTTAATAAATTATCGCTTGAATCATAAAGTCCGATTACCGCACCTGTTGCATTTGTATTAGTTATATAGAAACAATTTATGCTACCGACAGATTGAAGATTTATAGTGATAACAGCACTTTCCTGCGTGGCTTTATAAATCTTGTCAGGAAAATCTGACTGTAAGTTAGTTAACGGGAAATTATTATTTTGTGTGTCTGCTGATAATGTTGAACTGTATATCAAATTATTAAACAAAATCTTCATGATTAATTATAATCCCCGTTTCTTGTTACCGTAGACACCGCTTTTGCAAGCACGCGCTTATCAAGCGTTACCGTTGTGCTCACATTTTGATTATACAATCCGGCGACGGAAGAAGCAATAGCCTGTATCTCATCACTTGACAATCTGCTGCTTGTTCCCAAATCGTCGTTATTTATCCTGTCAAAAAGGTTGCGCTGCTGTCCGTTGTTAAGTACCATTTCCTTGCTGTTGAGATTCGCTTTTACTTTATCACCTGTATAGCTGTTCCCCCCCGCAATTCCTCCAGTAGTAAAATTCGCAGCCCAGCCTTTAACAAGTCCTGCTGCTGCATAAACCGCGGCACTTTCCGCACCTGCTGTCACAGCGGCCGCTGCATGCCCTGCCGCCGCTGGATACTGCTGGCTCCAAAGTTCTCCGAGCGCCAGCACAGTGTAAAGTCCTGCTAACTGTGCAAGCTGCGCTCCTATCCCCTCGATAGATGATGCAATCCCGTTGAGTGCCGCTGAGGCAAAAGCGCCCCACGCATCTTCTCCTGTGACTACTGCCTCAGCTAAAGATTCTGTCGCACTTAGCAAAGACTGGACGGCGGAGCTACCTGCTTCATCCCATGCCTGTTTCCAGTTCATCGTTGAGGTTTTTGCAGCGTTTATTTTATCCGTCAGTTTTTGTATCTGGTCTGCGGCGAGCCCGCTGTTTGTTATCGTATCAAGTAGAGATTGTTTCAGCGAATCAAATGTATCTCCGCTGTATGTTCCAAGATTATCTATTTGTTTGCTTAATTCATTATATTTATTAACCTGTTCTGTGGTTGTGCCTGACGCCTCTTTTTGTTTTTCGTTAAGAACTCCCATAAAATTAATAAGTTTTTGAATTTCATCACTATCAGAAGAATATACTCCGGTTGAAACGAGCGTTTTTATAGCATCAGAAACTTTAGAAGAATACTCTTTGTAAACATCTGCTATATCTCCACCACTTGCCTTTACTGCGTCTACCGATTTATCCAGTTCTGTCGTTATGTTCGCAATGAAAGTATCAGGATTTATTTTTGCAATTTCTTTTATTGTGCTTAATAAATCTTTTGCAGCTGAATTATTTGCGGTTATTTTTCCGTCAGAATTTGAAATAAGGTCTACGTATGATTTTATATAAATATTTAATAATTCTGCATTATCTACCGCTTTGCCGTCTAGATCAGCTTGTAGTTTTAACTGAGATATACTTTTTTCTCTGTCTTTTGTATTCTGAGTTATATAGTCAGACGCTTCTTTATTTTTCTGTTCAGCATCAGCAAGTTTTTTATTTGCATCTGCTGTTTTTTTTGCATTTTCACTTGCTGCATTTTCTGCTGCAGTTAAAGTATCATACTGCTTTGCAAGAGAATTAACTTTGTTCTCTGCATTCTTTATAGACGGCAAAAGATTTTTTCTTATTCCGTCGCCAGTAAGATATCCATGTGATGCTGCTGCGTCTGTGTCTGCATTTTTATATGCATTCTGCAATAATTCCAGATTTTTCTTAGCCTCTTCCAATTCTGTTTTATAATCAACAGAAGTTGCAGTCCCCTCTTTTATTTTTTTCTCAGGCGAGTTTTTTAATTTATTAATTACCTCTGCGCCTTTTGTGTAAAAGTTTTTCCAGAAATTATTCCACGCATCAGAAGCCGGAGCCATGAACTGTCCGACAGCAGCGTTAAAACTTTTACGCGCGTTCTCTGCAGCGGGTCCTGTGTTAGCAAGCTCTGACGCCATACCTTTGTATTTCTTAGCGATCAAATCTACGGCATCACCATTCGCAAGCTGAGAGGCTGTTAGTCCGTTTAATCCTTTGACCTGCCTCCCCAACAGTCCAATCGTTCCGGAATAAGTTGCGTTAAGAGTAGTCACGGCTGTTGCAATATCAACCTGCGCACCAGCTGCATAATCCGCGGCCGCGGACATTATTTTAGTTACTTCTGATTCTGTTCTGCCAGCAGAAATTAATATTTTACTCTGATTAAGGATGTCGTTATAACTTAATTCTGTTACACTTTCGAGTTGTCTTGCGTAATTTTTTAAGTTTTGTACAGATTCCGCAGTATAATAAGGATTATTTTTCGCAGCGAGAGCAAGCCCGTTTTCTGCGTCCTGCTGATCGTTGTAAGCTGCAGTCATTTCTTTTACTATATCTACAACTTTTCCAATACTGTCTTTTATTAATTTTGCTGCAGCAACAGGACCTTGCATGACGTCACGCATTTTAGAAAATGTTTCAGGTACTCCATGTATGCTATCTTTTATTTTAGAAAATGTATCAGAAAAAGATTTTTTTATTTTATTCAATGCAGAAGAAACATTGTCTTGTATAGTGTTATGTATTTTAGAAAATATTTCAGAAAACGAATCTTTTAATTTTTTTAATTTAGAATCAGCATCTTTTACACCTTTGTCTATTCCAGATGTATCAATCTTTGAGTCAATTACTACTTTTCCATCAGAATTTTCATCAGACATATAAAGTCCTGTTATTTATTTGTAAAAAATCTTATTAAAATTATCAAGCGCCTCTTTATCTTCTTCATTTTGTATTTCCGGTAATTTCCACAGGCGCTTCATTTTTTCAAGATTTTTATCTTTCTTCGGGTCGCATATACGGTAAGAAATTATCTCATTTAATTTCGTGCCATATAATCCATTTATTAATGCTCTGACTTTATGCCAGTGCATTTCTTTTTCGTACAGGTCTACATGATAACACTGCATTATTGCAGCATAAATAAAATCAGAATCTATATCATAGTCTAACACTCGTTCACATGACTGAGATTCGTCAACGCGCGGCAATTCTTTTTTTTCATAATAGAAATTTAATAATTTTTCCAGACCTGTTTTTCTGTCCTCTGGTTTTCTATCAATATAAATAAAATCAAATCCAGATAGCAGCATATCTTTTTGCTGAATTAATTGAGAAAACCTGAACCAGTAAGGATGCCCAGTATGAATTTTATAAACGCTGCCGGAAACTATAATCGAATCCGGCAGTATTATTTTTGTTAAGTCCATTACGCAAGAGTTACTGCAAATGTGGGAGTTCCAGTAGCAGCGGTGAATATCTCAGACGCGCTGTGAGTAGAATCCCATGCGCCCAACGTGTATTTTGTACCGTTAATAAGTAGGAATGTCGCCTGCCCGTCAGCGTCCGTCGTTTTTTCGACGCCGTCAATCGACACCGTAGCACCTTCTACAACTGCCGCGCTGTAACTCACTGTAACCGTAAGTGCAAATTCCGTTTCTGTGGATGATGCAAAAACCGGAACACCCCCGGAAACTGTAACCGTTCCCTTATCTGTCGTTCCTGCGAAATTAATATTTACAGTTATTGTAGAGTCGACAGGATTGAGATTGTCAAAAGACAATGTACAATCTGTTTTCCACGCCTTCCATGCAGACCCGGTGACGGCGTTATAAAAAATAATAAGTACATCGGTATGTGCATCATCTCCTACTGCCTGAGTAAAAAATTTGTTAAACATGTACTCAAAATCGGAATTCCCTTTGTACATGGTTATAGGCTGGGCAAGAGTCGGGGCGTAGTAATCAATTTCTGTTACAGGTTTGTCCTCATCGATGTAATCAAAATCTTTCGTCGAAGGATTCATCGTAACTGTATTGTCAGTCGACTTTTTTATCCTAGTCCATACAGGCACCGATTTAGTTCCTGTATTAACATAAAGCGCGATGTTAAATTTCTTTACCATCTGTCCGTCAATCATTGTAGACGTAGCACTCATAATAATTTCTCCTTTATTCTATTGGATTGTCACAATCGTAATTAATAATAATTGTGCATGTATAAATACTTTCGCCTGTTGTTAATTTTTCTACAAACGAAATTGTTGATACCTGTTTTACGCTCATGCATATGACATCAGTAAGCGATATAGAAGGCTCATTAAATAAATCAAGAATCTGCTGCAGCGCGTTTCTTGCTGTTGCAGGCGTCTTGCTGCGTGCATAAAACGCAAGCTGCTGCTGCCCGGAAAAGCTCCCGTCTATAAAAGGTTTTTCAACCGCGGTAGATGGGTCACGTCTTATCATTAATGCTTGTGATGTGTCAGAAAACTCATCGTATGTCATCGTTGCAAATAAATTATTAATCTGAGTATTAATATAATTTTTTACATCAGATGCAATATCAATCATTTTTTACCGCCTTTAATAATTACTTCTACAAGCTTTATCCACTGTGCAAGTTTTGTAGCCTTAGCCGCTTCAAACCATTTGCCACGCGCGTTTGGGTTTTTGTCGGTGGATGCGTCAGGCAAATAATATTGTTTGCGCGCATAACTTTCATCCCATTCAATAACGCCTGCAGCAGGTATATGTCCTGACCGTATCAAATCGCCTGTATCTTCTTTGCAATAATAATTGCTATCTTTAAGAATCTGATTGTCAAGAACAAGTTGCGCACGTGAAGTTAAATTATTAAGTCTTGCCTGCACTCCTGCTTTATTAAATTCAACTTTAACCTTCATTTCCAGTCAGCCTTAATTCCCAGTGATGCAGATTACCGTTTTCATCGTAAAATGGATCCGCTTCCCGAAGTATGAAATTATCATTATTAAAAACAATTTTGCTTTTACGCGGAAATGTTAATCCTTTTGGCGATGACTGCACCGGATCATAATAAACAACAGCATCGTCAACGAGCGTTTCTCCGGTTGAAGACAATACCGTTTTCACTCCGTACTCTATCCTTACTTTTGATAAAGTCTGAACAGCAGCATATGCAGGATTATTATCATCATCACTGCCTGTAAATGAGTAAAATGATACAGATTTATTAAGCCACTTAGCAGGAATACGTTTCATGTGATATTCTTCCTATGCTTCTATTCATCAATCCTGTTCTTATTAAAAACATTTTGCATCTGGTGTTAATGGGAATTCCTCCAGAACTCTCATTATTATCGGATGAAGAAATTGAAAATCCACCGAGAGAACCGGAAGTCGATTCTTCAGGGTCTTCGGTGCCGCTCATGATGTACTGTTCCGCACGCGCGCAGGTTGCCTTCTTTAACCATACAACCGCATCTGCGCTTAATGTAGTTACATTGATACCGTTTATGCAGATTGCGTCTATGTCGTCACTGGCACGCTGCAAGTATCTAGCAAGCTCAGTGTCATCGGTTGCAGAATGTCCGAGATAAGTATCTTTATAAAATGTTACATCTGCAAACATTGCACGCCCCTTAGATTATATGCAAAAACTTATTATTTAATAAACAAGTTTCCATCCGTCAGATTCATACTTATCCCTATCTGCTACAGGCCGTAAAATAGTAACACCGTCTTTGAAAAACGGCACCTTGCCTGTTGCCGGAAGTTTCTTGGTTTCTTTCTTGACAACTTCGTCGACTACAAGCATCGGCTCTTCTTTTTTTTGTTTTTCGGTTTCCGTTTCTGTTGATTTATTCATTGTGCGCCGTCCTTGCCGGAGTTTTTACGCTCCGGCATTATTAATTTAAGCAGTTGCGACAGCCGATTCAAAAGCTGCGACTTTTCCACCGGCTGTTACGAGTACGGCAATACCGTAATGAGTTGCCGTTACTGTAATATTGGTTGCGGTCTTTGCCGTTATCTCCGTGTATCCAGATACATCGATATCATCGTATGTAGCCGGAACGGTAGGAGCGGACGCGCTTCCCGTTGTTTTTGCGTACACCTTGTATCCCGACGGCAGCAGGTCGAAATAATCACCGAGCGTAACTGTTATCTTTCCGCTGCCTGCCGCAACCGCGCCGGAACCAAAGACGGAAGCCATACTTGCGATAGCAGACGACTCAAGCCGGATAAATACACCATCGCGCTTTTTTTCAAAAACCCAGCAAT